CGGATCACGGGTCAGACCTTCAGCTTCTTGGGTTGCATAGCGCCGGTCATAAAAGCGACGACCGCAGGGTTGTCGCGCCAGACCTGAAGGAGCTGGTTTGCGAGAACGAGCACCACGCGCTCCTCATCATCCTTTTCGTCCAACACGCCATTGCGCCAGCAACAGTGCAGAATTTCATGAAGCAGGGTGTTGGCGATCTCGATTGCATCCACATCCGAGCGGATTTTGATTAGGAAAGACGTGTGGCAGACCTCTCCGAACTTGCCAGCCCCCGAAGCTGCAGCGGCGGACCATTCCTCAATCCGGTAAGGGCGGTAGCCGATGACCACCTGTGCTGGGAGGACCGCCACCTTCAGCCCTTTACATCCAGTTGGTAGGCGATGGTCTCCGTCCCGACCCGGCGACGCTTCACGCCGCCGATCCGCCTCGGCTTGCCTTCGTCGAGGATCGTATCCCCGATACGGACGGTTGGCGTAAGCGTTACGTCTTCCGTCATGACGACGATTTGCGACGTGCCCTGATAGATGCCGCCGACGAGCTCCTCCGGTGAGTAGTCGCGGATGCTGGCTTGGATGTCAGACACATCCGTCGGCGGGGTGCCGGGGCGCCGGATCGTCACGCGGCCGTTAAGCTGGCCGCGGTACATTGCTCGGGCCTCTTCGGGGCTCATGAGATGCCTGCAGCCATGTAACCAGAGAGGAGCCGATCGATCTCCCCCCTTATCGTCGCCGCAGCGTTGCTCCCGCCGGAGTAGCTTCGCGAACCAACGCCTTCAACGGTCTCGCTGCTCACGAACAGGTTTTGGCTCGTGAGAGATCGCTGAAGGGAGACGCCGATCGTGATGGCCTGACGAATGTTCTCCGGCACGTCGGGTCCGGCATCCCCATATCCGCAGGTGAAGCGAATCGTGACGGCACCGCGGACCGCCTCTGCGCTCGGCCAAGCCTCAGCATGAGCGGGAACGAGCAGACCAGGGTCGCCGGACACGAGCCGATAGATCGCCGCATCGACTGTCTGCTCAGCACCGTCGCCGTCCAGATACTTCACTGCGTCGATGCTCTGCACCGGGGCGAGCGGAAGGCTGATGCCCTGATCGTAGTACCACTCGGGCCAGTCGCGCTGCCGCTCTCCCGAGAAGAAGGGCCTGAAAGACGTGGCCCAGCCGGGGAACCCGTCGCCGATGTAATCCCACGTCTGCGTGATCAGGGCGCGCCCGAGCGTGCCATGCGCGCCGTCCAGCTTCTCCCGCTCCGCTTTGATCCAGGCCGTGATGGTCGCATCCAATACGGTGCTCGGCAGGCCGAGGCGGGCGCGCACCTCCGCAGCCGTGAGCGGCTCGGCTGCGGGCGGAGTGACGAGGACGAGCGGCATGAGCGCGTCAGCGTCAGTTCTTCAGCACGAAGAACGAGATTCTCAGCGTGCCGTTGAAGGCCTCCGTCGCGTGTGCGTTTCGGATCACTACCACAAGCGAGCCCGCTCCAGGGGTGACCGACTGAACTTGCGGCGACCCGGCGCTGTTCGTGACGTTCGCCACGGACACGAAGGCTTGGTCGACCGCGACGACGCGCGTGTTCGTGATCGTCAGCGTGTAGGTCGCTGCCGCCGCCGTGGTCAGCGCCTCGGAGGTGACCTTGCCTGAGGTCTTGCTGAGGGTTGCGGCGCCGGCCGTCGCGGTTGCAGTCTTCGTGCCGGTGTCGAGCCGGAGGGAGCCGAACACGGCGTCGCCGACGGACTGCGCGAGGGCAGCGCCGCCTACGGCGAAGGCGAGAAGGGCGCCGAGCCCCAAGAGGAAGCGCTTCATCATAGTGTCTCCTGATCAGAGCCTCGAGGCCCAGGTTGAAGGGTCAGCGCTTGCCGCGCCCAGCCTTGCCAGCGCGCTTGCCGGAGGTGGGCCTGGTTGCGGCGTTCGATGCCGCGGCGCGCGCGGGCGCGGGAGCCGGACCAGTGGTCGCGCCTTCCGGGGCTGTCGGCGCTGGGCGCTCCGGGCCAACTCGGAAGGCGTAGTTGTCCTCGTGCTCGGCTCCCAGGTCGTTGGGCGCACGGTTCTCCCGCACCTTCGCGGCAGCGCGCTCGGCCGGGTCCTCGTGGGGCTCCGCGGGCCCGGTCGGGCCGTCGCCGGGCGGCGGAGATACTGGCCCAAGGCTCGTATCGGGCTCCGGCTCCGGGTTAACGGTGCCCGGGTCCACTGGCGGCTCGGCGGCGAGTTCGGGGCGCTCGACGGGGCCTTCCCCGGGGGCGGGGGTCACCGGGTCGCCGGGATAGGGTGTCGGGGTAGGCTCGGCGTTCGGGCGCCCCTCGGCCTGCAGCATCGAAATGGCGGGCTTTGGCGCGGCGGACTCCTTATCGGAGTCGATGCGAACGTTTCCTGCCGCCTTCATGGCGTTGGCGCGGGCCTCGTCCATCATGACGGGCTCGCCGCCGGCGTAGACCATCGCGCCTTCATGGTGGAAGTTCGCGAGCGGATGAACCTTGATCTGCTTTCCGGCCATCGCAGTCTCCTCAGCGGGGCGCGCGGGGGTGCCGCGGCGGTCGTTCATCGTGATCATCGGGGCCTCGGCGGGCAGCCGCCCGTGAGCGGCTAACCCCCTGCGGAAGCCGCGCCGCAGGGGGTAGTCGTCAGGCGTTCGCTTAGGTCGGGAGCGAACCGGTGATGAAAGCGGCCGGGCGGTAGACCGCCAGGACCATCCGCTCTTCCGCGCGGATGGTCACCATGTTGCGAGAAAAATTATCCTCGTCCTCGGTCGAGAGGAGGATCTCGATGGCCATGCGGTCGAAGATCTGCGCCGCGGTGCGGAACGCGCCGGTCAGGAAAGTGCTGGCGGTGAGCGCCATGCTCGGCGCGACCGGGAGGCTCCAGAGGCGCGGCTGAATCTGGCCGACGGGGTCGCCGATCAGGTAGCGGCCCATGCCGTCCTTCACCATCTCGATCCGTGCCCAGTCGAGCGGGTTCAGGACGATGCCGTCCGGCGGCAGAAGCGCGAGCGCCGCCTGTAGGATGCCGAGGCGCACCCGGTCGATCGCGGTCTCGCCGGTCACCGTGAACGGCGCCGAGTAGGCGGTTGCCTGGGTTACGATGCCGTTGAGGTGCTGGCCGGTGTTGTCGCCGTAGAGGAGCTCGGCCTCCTCGGCGTACTCGAGGCCGTAGCGCATCTGCGCGTCCACGAACGAACGGAGTTGCGGCGCGTCATCCATGATCTGCCGGGATGCCTTGGTGCGGTGCGCGACGGTGCGGACCGCAGCGGTGCGCAGATCGAACGTGAAGTCGGAGAGCGGCTTCGCCGTATTCTCCGCGACGACCGCTGCGTTGTTCGTGAACGCGGTCTGGACGGCGTACTCGATGGAGTTAGTGCCGGTCTCGCCCGGCGCGATGAGTTGCCGGATGGTCATGGGGCGCATGGGGAGCGCCCCCATGCCGACCGGGCGATCCGGCGCGGTGAGGGCGTTCGAAACGGACGCGGTCGCCCCCCAGGTGCCGGTTGCGGACAGGATGGTCTTGGTCTCGACCTTGACCACCAGCTGGCCCCGCTTCGGACCGGACAGGAACGACTTCACCTCGTCGGCGTCCACGAAGGTCTGGCCGAGGGTCTTGAGTTGCGTCGGCTCGCCGCCCGGGCGCCGCGCGAGCTTCTGCTCGATGTCGGCGATACGGGCGTCGAGCTCGGTCTTGGCCTCGCCGAGCTTGTTCAGCGCCTCGTCGGCCTTGACCTTGGTCTCCTCGGTGGCCTGACCGCCGCGCTTGGCCTCGTCGAGCGCCTTCTCGGCGACCTCCTTGACCTTGTCGTGGGCGGTCTTGATGCCGTCGACGAGCTTTTGGAGCTCGGGCGTGAGCTTGAACTCGCTACCCTCGGTGCCGCCTGCGGCGTCGAAGCAGACGCGCGGGAAGCCGGGGCCCGCGCCGGCAAAGATGCGCGCCGCCGAGGCGCCAGGAGAGAGGGCGGTGGCCAGGGCCGCGCCCGCGATGAGCTTCGTCATGGTGTCCTCGCTGGGAAGGGGGGTTATGCCTCGAACTTGGCCGCCAGCTCCCGCAGGAATGCTTTGGCCGCGTCCGCCGCCTGTCCGTCCCCCTCTTCCCGAGGTCGGAACGCTGCCTTGAACCCACGCTCGGCGATTGCGCGGGCCTGCGAGTGAGAGGCGCCTGCATCCCGCAGGATCCGCTCGAACTCGCGTTCTGTGGGCGTAATCTTCCAGCCCTCAAGGCCGGGTGGATTACGCGATCCGGTGAGCTTCTCGTAGCTGTCCCGCAGCGCGTCCATGAGGAGCGCCGCATCCTTGAGGTTCCAGCAGTAGCCGCCGCTGTTCTGCAGCAGCTTATCCTGGAGGAAAATCGCGTCCTTCAGGCGCTCGCTCGCCGCTGCGGCGTCGGGGCTGAAGTCGTCGCCCACCGCCTTCGCGGCGAGCGCCGCCTTGATCTCGTCAACACGCGTCAGGGCGTTCGACGGGTCATCGACGAGGCTGATCTCATGGAGAGAGACCGACTTGAGCGTGCGCTTCGGCTCGCCGGCCTTCTTGCCGTAGCTGGCGCCGTTCGTCCGCACCTTGTAGCCGATGGACAGCCCCGCCAGCGCCCCGTCTCGGACGAGCTCGAACACACGACGGCCGGCGTCCGTGTTCATGCCGGAGATCTTGCCCTCGACCTTGAGGCCTTTCGCGTCCTCCTCGACCTTCGTCCACACGCCAACGGGGAGCCCGTCGCCGCCGAAGATGCGGTGCATCAGGTGCATGGGGACCGGACGGCTCGCCGCCTTCCGCTCCGCGAGGCTCTCCGCGAATGCACCCGGCATGATCATGTCGCCGTGCGCGTCGACGTTGCCGAACACCGCTCCGTAGCCCGCGAAGCTGCCCTCGGCGGCGCCGGCGGAGAACTTCGCCTCCGTGAAGGCATAGTCGGTCGCAAGCTCGAGGCTCTTTGTCTCAATGCGGGAGGTGCGCTTCATTGCCTGATCTCCGCGATGGGCGCGGCCGGTTCCGGCCTCGGGGCGGTAAGACGCGCCATGGGCGCAGCGGCCTCGCCGAGCTTCTCGATCGGGACGAGGTTGGACTGAACGGTGAGGTCGTCGCCGCCGGGGAGCGGGGGCTGGTTGTCGAGGGCCCGGAGCTCGTTGCGGGTGCGGAGGCCGTTCTGCGCATAGGCGCCGTACAGCGCGGCACGGCCCTGGCTGTCGGCCCGCATGAGGCCCTCGACGTTGAACTCGGCGTAGAACTGGACCTGCTCCGCAGCCGTGAGCAGGCGCTTGTTGATGGACTGCTCGGTGCGCTTCAGGTCAGCGCGAAGGCTGAGCTGCAGCCACCCAAGGATGATCTGCTCGATTCCAGAGCCCCACGTCGTCTGCGAGTGATGGCCGACAAGCACCGGGGGAGTGCCGTACCAGCGGCAAATCTGCTCGACGTGGAACTGCCGGGTCGCGAGGAGTTGCGCCTCCTCGGGCGGGATCGCCAGCGCGGTCCAGTCCCAACCGCCCTCGAGGAGCGGCGTGCTTCCGGTCTGCGCGGCCCCCTTAAAGCCCGCGAGGATAGCCTTTGCATCCTCGCGTTGCGGCGCGGTTAGGTACGTGGGCGCTTTCAGGTAGCCCGACGGACGCATCCCATTGCGAAAGAACGATCCCGACGAGCGCTCCGCAGCCCGCGCCGTGGCAAGCGTGTTGCGGGCCTGCGCGATCGGCGAGAGCCCCACCATGCCGTCGAGCGAGAATCCCTTCAGGTGAAGGATGTCGTCCTCGGCGAAAATCTGCCGCCGGCCGCGGAAGTTGTACTCGTACTCGAGCGAGCCATCATCGCGGCGACGAATGGACATGCAGTCCGGCCGAAGCGGCATCAGCGCCACGACCTGCTCAAGCCCGTTCCGCTCGATGGCCGCGTAGCCGTTGCCCCAGAGCATGCGGCAGCCGATCATGCACTCCCAGAACTCGACCGCCGTCATTTCGATGTTCGGGCGGTCGTGGATGACGCGGTACAGGGGGTGCTCGCTCGCAATCGTACCCTGGCCTGTCGTGTTCCGCCGGTAGAGTTGCAGCGGCAGTGTCGCGATTGTCTCCGCGCGTAGCCGCACGCACGCCCACACGGTATCTAGGCTCAGCGACGTCTCTACGGAGACCGTTTCGCCTGCATCAGTCTCGCCGGGGCCGAACACGGCGTACAGCCGCTGGTCGGTCAGGCCGAGATTGTGCGCCAGCGTCGTCACGGCCTTGGTGAAGAAGCCCATGCGTCACGCCGCCAGCACAGGGTTGCGAAGGAAGTCGGACATCAAGCCTCCCGTCGCGACCGGGTTCATCGCCATCAGCGAAACCGCGTCGAAGAGGCCCATCAGCGGGTCGATCTTCGCGCTGCCCGCCGTCTGTTTCGTGATCGACTCGGCCGAGCCCCGGAGTTCGACCTTCGCGTTCCCGACGCACCAGGCCATCAGGGGCTGCCCGCCGTGCGCCATCTCCCCGCCGGCGAGCTTCCGCCCCGCGGTCTTGATTGCGGCGTTCAGCTTCCAGCCCTGCGAGATGCCGACGATCTGCTCGGACGTGATCGCGCGCTCCGGGGCGGTGAGCTCGTCCACGATGTCGCCGATGCCGACGGCGTCCACGCCGATCGCGTTCTTCTCGGGCAGGAGCCCTGCGTCCCGCACTTGGCAGACGAGGTCCGCGACAGCCGCGACGTCGTCGCCGGGACGCTCGACGATGGTGAGGTCGCCGTCCTTCTCGAAGTCCAGAAGCCGCGGCGCGATCTCCTTGCGCCGCTGCAGCACGATTTTATGCGCCCATGCGTGGGTCCAGAGAAGCCAGCGCCGGGTATCCTTCTCCCGGCCCAGCGCCGCCAGCCCGAGGAGGTCGTCCAGCCCGCCACCATCGATCCCGAAAACGATGACCTCGCAGCGCTCGATCAAGTACTCGAGGGTCAGCCCTTTCGGGCCCGCGCAGTCGTCCCAGAACTGGCCGCCGGCCCAGGAGTCCCCGGCCAGCCGCAGACCGATCTCGACGTTCAGGTGCTTCGCGAGGAAGAGCCGGTACGAGTCCGGCCCCTCGATCTCCTTCTGCCGCGCCTGCGAGACCAGCCACTGGAAGTCGACGGACCGGCCAAGGCTCGGGTTCGGTATGTAGAACGTGTTCGGGTCGCGGTACGCCTCCGCCTCGCGCATCGCGAAGGGGTACTCGTAGATCAGGGGCAGCGAGGCCGGGTCGATGATGGTCCCGTCGCGGACGCCCCGGTGGTAGTCGAGCTTCTTCTTAAAGACGCCGGCCGGTTGCTCATCCGAATGCGTCGAGGCGAAGATGACGAAGCCCTCAGGCCTGGACGCCAGTGAGCCCGTCGCCTCCGACAGCATGTTCTCCGCCGTGAGCTTCTTGCCGAACAGCCACAGCTCGTCGATGAAGACCGCGACGGCCTTCTGGCCGCCAACAACGTCCGCGTCCGCCGCCTTCACCTCGAGCACCGACCCGTCCAGTCGGTTCTCGATCACCCTCGTGGTATTGCTAGGCTTGTACCGGGCCCGGAGCGCGCGGTCTGCATCCACCATCCCGGCGGCCGGGATGAACGAGTTGTCCGCGATGTCCTTCGTCGGCGCCAGGATCAGGTACTCGCCGAGCCGCCGCTCGTTCATGATCAGGGCTGTCATCATGACGCCCGCGGCGATCGAGCTCTTCCCGTTCTTCTTGGCGATGAGGAGGAAGAACTCCTTGATGAGCTGGCGCTTCGTCTCCGGATCGTAGGCCCCGAAGATCGCGCGGACGAACTCGAAGACCCAAGGCTCGCAGGCCTCGCCCATCGTGGGCGTGCCGGGAACGTCTACCAGCCGAAGCCGCTTGAAGATCCGAAGCGCCCGGTCCGCCCGCGTCTTGTTCAGGGGCAGCGCCGGGATCATCGACTGACGCGCGACGATGCGCTTCGGCCAATCCGGCAGGGCGGTGTTCCAGGCCTCCATGGTCAGTGCGTGAGGCGACCCGGATCAGGAAGCGGGGCCAAGTCCTCGCCCCAGTCCGACGCCTCGTGCGCCCGCAGCGCCTCCTCCTGGGCGATCTCCTTCTTGCCCTTCGGACGGATCCGCGGCTTGCGCGCCGCCTCGCCCTCGAACTGATCCAGGGCGCCGCCGACCGAGACAACCCTCAGGTACTCCTTGATCGCGGCGACGTTCAGCTTGTCCGCCGCCTCCCGAAGCTTCCGTAGCGCGAATGCCCGCTCATCGTCGGCGCCCGTCTCAAGCTCCGCCCCGAAATGCTTGAGTAACGTCGTCCTCGAGATGCCGAGATGCGCCGCAATCCGCTCGTCCGACCAGCCGTCCGCCTTGAACATGCGGACATCGGTGCGCTGCTCGGCCGTCGGGCGGTACGAAGGTCGACCCACGCGAAAACTCCCGATTCCTGTACAGAAAGGCCTGCAACCGGCCCGAAATTCCGGTGACGCCAAGTTTTGCGAGCGTGCGACCCTGAGCGGTGCGCGTCCCCCAAGCTCCGGACTTTCGACCCCCCTACCCCGCCGAGGCTCGAGCACCTCGGCGTGGGTCGAGGCTGGCGCGTCTCCTA